CCTGTTGCAGACTACAAGTTTAATGCAAGCAGTACATTAGGAATTATTGCTCGTGAATACGAAGTTACTCAGCTTGTACAGTTGCTACAAACTATGGGTAAAGACTCACCGTTGTACAATACACTTATTCAGTCTGTTGTAGACAACATGAACTTGTCTAACCGTGAAGAACTTCTTGCAGCCCTTGCTCAAGCTTCACAGCCTAACCCTCAAGCACAACAAATGCAACAACAAATACAGCAGTTGCAGATGCAGTTCCAGCAGTCACAAACTGCAGCACTGTCTGCTCAGGCTCAAGAGTCGCAGGCTAGAGCCGCTAAGTTGGCAGCAGAAGCCCAAGCCGTACCGCAAGAGCTAGAAATTGACAAGATTAATGCTATCACTCGAAACCTTCGTGAAGGTGATGCTGAAGACAAAGAGTTTGAACGCCGCATGAAAGTGGCTGATACTCTCCTTAAAGAAAAAGCAATAGAAGGTAAAACCAATGCTAATAACGCAAAAAGAAATGCAGCTCCTGCTAGACCAGATCAACAACAAGTTCAGCGACCAGTTCAGCCGACTGGACCAGCTGGAACGCAAGGTGGAGGAACTATGTAATGCCAGCAAAGAAGGATCCAAGACTAGCACGGGCAGGGGTAAGCGGGTTCAACAAACCAAAGCGGACGCCTAATCATTCAACCAAGTCTCATGTAGTTGTTGCTAAAGAAGGCGATAAAGTTAAGACTATTAGGTATGGACAACAAGGAGTTAGCGGTGCAGGTAAAAACCCTACAACTGCTAAAGAAAAAGCACGACGTAAATCATTTAAAGCTCGTCATGCAAAAAATATAGCTAAAGGCAAAATGTCTGCAGCTTATTGGGCAAACAAATCAAAATGGTAAGGAGATAGCTATGCCAGCAGGAAAAGGAACATACGGTAGTAAAGTAGGTCGTCCACCTAAAAAGAAGGCAACGACTAAAGCAAAAAAGCCCGTAAAGCGAATCACTCAAGAAGAAGTGGAAGCTCGTATTAAGGCAGCAAACAAAAAAGCTAACAACATGACGCCTAGTCCTGCTATGCAAAAAAAGATGGCAGAACAAATGCGTAACAAAAAGATGGACGCTAAGATGCAAGCTGCTGCTAAAAAAGCTGGCGTACCTATGAGAAAGAAAAATGCCAAAAGCAAAAAGTAAAAAAGCTAACGACGCTTGTGCGCGTAAGGTTAAGTCTCGATATAAAGTCTGGCCTTCCGCGTATGCTTCTGGTGCTGTAGCCAAATGCCGAAAGGTAGGAGCTAAAAACTGGGGTAATAAAAGTGGCCGTAAGAAAAAGTAAAAAGGGTGCTGCCCTTAAGAAATGGTTTAAGGAAGACTGGGTAGACGTTAAAACTGGTAAGCCTTGTGGACGTAAATCTGCTACTAGTTCTAAGCGTCCTTATCCTTCTTGTCGGCCTAAAGCCGTTGCAGCTAAAATGACTAAAGGTGAAAAGGCTTCATCTGCACGTCGCAAGACTGGACCCGCTAAAATTAAACACGCCGTTACTGCATCAGGACGTAGAAGAAAAACTTCTAAAAAGTCTTGACAAATGCATAAAAATGTGGTATAATATAACTATATAGTATAACAACAGAGGAAACTATGACTCCCGAGCTTGAAACTTATTTTAATAATTATAACGAACTCTTCAACCATGAAGGTTTCAAACAACTCGTACAAGAGCTTTCCAATAACGCAACGCAACTAGCAGATATTCAAACAGTTAAAGATCAGGAAGATTTATTTTTCCGTAAAGGTCAAGTAGCTGCTTTTGCAACTGTTATTAATCTACAGGCAACGATCGAAGCTGCTCGTGATCAAGCCGAAGCAGAAGAACAAGAACCAGTAGATGTATAAAGTATTCGACTTCCGTTGTACTAACGGACACATATTTGAAGAATTTGTAGAAGGCACAGTTACAACCAGTAGGTGCGGTTGTGGTGCCAACGCTACAAAAATGGTATCTGCCCCGTCCTTTCATCTTGATGGTGCATCAGGGGACTTCCCCGGTCAACACATGAAGTGGGTGAAAGAGCACGAAAAAGCAGGTAAAAAATAAACCTCTCCATAATGATTATAATCACGGAGTTTAATTATGTCTAGAGCAACGATTCTAGATCTACCCCCTGAAGAGGAAAACGTAGATCCAATCGAAGAAAACGAAGTAGAAGAGATTCAACAAGAAGTTGAGCAACCTCCAGAACCTGAATCAACCTTACCAGAAAAGTATAGAGGTAAGTCTTTAGAAGAAATAGTACAAATGCACCAAGAAGCTGAAAAGCTTTTAGGTCGTCAATCTTCTGAAGTAGGTGAACTTCGTAGAGTGGTGGATGATTATATTGCTAGTCAAACACCCGAACCAGCACCTCAACAACAATACGTTGAGCCTGAAGACGATATAGATTTTTTTACAAACCCTCAAGGCGCAGTAAATCGTGCTATTGAGAATCATCCTAAGATTAAAGAAGCGCAAGAGTACTCAATGCAGTACAAACAGCAAGCATCCCTTGCAACGCTTCGAGCTAAACATCCAGACATGCAGACTATTCTTAACGATCCTAAGTTTGCAGAATGGATTAAGGCATCTAAGATTAGGACTCAATTGTTTGTAGCAGCTGACCAACAGTACGATGCTGACTCTGCGGACGAACTCTTTACACTCTGGAAGGAGCGAAAGACAGTAGCCCAGCAGACTGCCCAAGTTGAAAAACAGGCACGTAAGCAAACACTCAAGGCAGCTAATACAGGCAACGCACGAGGAAGCAGCGCAGGGACACGTAAAAAAGTATATCGCAGGTCCGACATTATTAAACTAATGAAAACAGACCCCGAGCGTTACCAAGCATTGTCAGACGAAATACTACAAGCTTACGCGGAGGGTCGAGTCAAGTAATCTAAAGGAGATTAATCATGGCTGGCGAAACTTCCGGAACCTACTTTACAGCGAATGCTGTAGTAGACAAAACCGCAGCAGGTACGTTTATTCCAGAAATCTGGAGTGACGAGATCATTGCTGCATACCAAAAGAACCTCAAGATGGCTCCCCTTGTCAAGCGCATTCAAATGGCTGGCAAAAAGGGTGACGTAATCCACATCCCTAAGCCTACTCGTGGTTCAGCTTCTGCTAAGGCGGAATCAACTGCTGTAACAATCCAAGCAAACCTTGAGTCAGAGTTGACTGTCACTGTTGACCGTCACTTCGAGTACTCACGTCTGATCGAAGACATCGTTGAAGTACAGGCTCTCAACAGCCTCCGTCAGTTCTACACAGAAGACGCTGGTTACCAGCTTGCTCTGAAAGTAGACACTGACCTTATCAACGCTGCTACTGGCTTCGGTGACGGTACTCGTACACAGTCTCCAGCTAACACTGGTGCTAACTGGGTTAACAGCAACAGCTATTACTTCAATGCTGCAACTGGTATTGATGCTTATGCTGTTGACACTGTAACTTCAGGTGACAACTTCACTGATCTTGGCTTCCGTGAGGCTATCAAGCTGATGGACGACGCTGACGTTCCTATGGAAAACCGTGTACTTGTAGTTCCACCTGCAGTACGTAAGTCTTTGATGGGTATCGACCGATACGTGTCTTCTGACTTCGTTGGTGGTCGTGGTGTAGAGTCTGGCCTTATCGGTAACCTCTACGGCGTAGACATCTACGTTTCAAGCAACGCTCCAGTTGTAGAAGCATCAGGTCAAAACAGTGCCTCTACTGCTGACACTCGTGGTTGCTTGTTCTTCCACCAAGACGCTCTTGTTATGGCAGAGCAAATGGCTGTACGTTCGCAGACACAGTACAAGCAGGAATACCTGTCAACACTGTTCACTTCGGACACTCTGTACGGTGTAGAAACATACCGTCCAGAAGCTGGCTTCATCCTCGCAGTTTGCGACGAGTAAGTCTACTAGGGGTCAGCAATGGCCCCTTTCCTTTCTCCTCCTTCTTCTCTGCAATAGGACTTTCCGATGTCTAACTACTCTAAGACCACAGACTTTGAAGCTAAGGACTCGTTACCTACGGGCGACTCAGGAAAGATTATCCGTGGCGCTGAATTTGAAACTGAGTTCGATGCAATCTCCACAGCTATTGCAACTAAAGCTGACACAGCAGGGCCTACGTTTACCGGAACCCTGACCTTTGAAACTATTTCTGACGGAACCATTGGTGTTACTGCCTTCGTTGACGAAGATGATATGTCGTCTAACAGTGCAACTCTGGTTCCTACACAACAGTCCGTAAAAGCGTACGTTGACTCACAAGTCACTGCACAAGACCTAGACTTCCAAGCTGACACTGGTGGTGCGCTTAGTATTGATCTAGACAGTGAGACTATGACGTTCACTGGCGGCACTGGTATTGATACGTCTGGCTTAGGTAATGCTGTTACCTTTGCTATTGACTCTACCGTTGCAACGCTAACAGGGACTCAGACACTTACTAATAAGACTCTCACGTCTCCTGACGTAAACACTCCAGACATCGACGGCGGTACTATCGACGGCACTGTCATTGGTGGTACTACTCCTGCCGCTGTCTCTGCTACTACTGTTTCTGCTACAGGTAACATTACTGTAGGCGGTACTGTAGACGGACGTGACGTAGCTACTGATGGTACTAAGCTAGACGGTATTGAGTCTGGCGCTACTGCTGACCAAACAGCCGCAGAGATTCGTACACTGGTTGAGTCCGCTACTGACTCTAACGTCTTTACCGATGCAGATCATACAAAACTAGACGGTATTGAGGCTAACGCTACGGCAGATCAAA